ATACCCCGCCAGGTTGACCAGAATGTTGGCGTAGCGTTCGGCGTCAGGGACACAGCCCTGGAGATCGCAGCCAGGCATCTGGTACCGGTTTATTCCGACTATGACCGCCCTGCGTTTCATCGTCCTTCCCCAGGTCTTTTCGTCACGACCAGCCTGCGTTCAAGTCGCGCATCACACACCATGTCCCGGTCAGTAACCGCCGAGATAATTGACGCGATGATTGTCGGGATGCCGATCTTGCTCGTGCACGTCATCAGACATGACAAGAGGTCGTCGGTCATGCCGGTCGTGTCGATGGAGACTTCGTTGTAATCGATGTGAGTCGTCACGGCCGGCGCCCCGCATTCGAGGAGGCACTTGCTCATGCCCAGGCCGCCCTGCGCCCAGATACCCTGCTGAATCTGCTGCTGCGCTGCCGTGCAACTGATGTTTCCGAGGGCCATCGCAGAAGCAAGGATCGCGATGATGAGCAGAGGCATCAGTCTGGCGAAGCCCCCTGATCCTCTGCGAAGCCTGTTCGCCTCTGCGAGACCTTTGGTAATCTTGAGTCCGCGGCGCCTAATCATGGCGCGCTGCCCAGCCGAATATCCAAAGTTCGCGCCTATCGCGCCTCCACCGGCCAACAGCCCGATCACGAGGCCCGCATACCACGGCATGTCCGAGCCGGGCAGAAAGGCCACGGCGAGACCGACGAGGCCGGATACCAGCGTGACGACTGCGCCCTTGAACTTTTCAGGCCTTGCCGCCCATTGCGAAGACAGACCCTCCGCGGCCTTGGCCAGCACGCCGACCACCACCAGGATCCCGCCGGCGATCATCAGCCAGGCGTCCCAGTTCGCTTTCACCATTTCGATAAGCTCCATAGGTACCTCCGGAGTTATGGCAAGGCCCTTTGCCTTTGCCGGGATAAATAGAGCGAGGCATGCGATCACCATGCTGGCGCATGCGATGATGGTGCCGACCAGCCACCGATTCGACCCATGCCGCTCCTTACACGCATCAAGGCTGACCATTGAGTCTTCGACCTTTTCCATGCGGACTTTCAGCCCCCCGAATTCGCCCTCGCCGTGCTTCAGGCGCACGTCGTAAGTGCCGAGAGCGCCCTTAATCTCTTGGTAGTGACCAAGGAGGAGTTTCACGTCACCTTTGATTTCCCGGATATCTGCGTTGAGCGATGCTTCGTTCACGTCTACCACCTCGGAATTTCGCCGGATTCAAATGCCTGCCACACGCGGTCCGGGACCTGCGAATACTCCCAGTGCAGAACGCCCGGGCACCCACGATCGCGCATGAATTTTTCGAAGAATGCGATGTCATCAACATCTACGAGATGGACAGCCTTGGAGATCGCCCGGATGCTTTTCAACAGCGCCCTCAATCCAGTTTCCGGGAACTGCTTCGGAATACCGTTCGTTTGGAACGGTTGGTCGATGCCGCGAGTAGCCTGCTTGTCATAAATGGAGCCTGACGGCAGATGCGGCAGCTTCGGATGATTAGGCCGGGATTCGTACTTGTCCCAGTACCTGGCGTATGTCTCGCAGACCCGCTCGACACCACCACTGATTTCCATCCAGTAGACCTGCGGACAACGGAAATCGACGAACCCACCGAACTTCGTGAACGGGAAAGGCTTGTGATAACCGGTGTACGCCCACGGCGCATCGCCGACAGCAGCGTCCGGGCAACGCTCTCTAATCTCGACGCCGAAGACCTCGGCGTCGTAGTCGGCGTTAATCCCCCGATCCCATTCGGTTTCGGAATCGCTGACCACACCATCGCAGCCGATGTCCATGGCCTTGCTGAAGGCCTCGGCCTGGCGGGCCAGCACGTCTGGATCGAAGCGGGCGCCGCCGTCTTTCGTGCGGTATGACCGGGGGATGTCATACGACCAGGCATACACCTTGATGCCGGCCGCATGGAACCGCTCGACGATGTCCTTGGTAAGCTGAACCTTGTTGCGGAATCTCGGTATCCACGACGAACCGGTGTTCCCGCCTTTGATCGCTACCCAAGAAATACCGCAACGCTTGCAGCGATTAATGATGGCTGCAACGTCTCCGCCTTCGCATCTCGCGAGCACCCAAATGTAAAAACCGCGACCAGATGGAAGTATTTTCATGCTGCATCCCTCCCAGACAGACCGAGGGCTTCGGCGACAGCCGCGCGCAGCTCGGCGTTACACATGGCCTCGAATTCAGGTGATTCGGTGATATCGCCGATGAACGGCCGGGCCGGGATAACCCACTTGCCCTTTGCGCCGTCGCCCGTGCCCCATTTGTCCAGGAGCTCCTGGGCCTTCGCGACATCGCCCCGACGCTTGCCAGCGACGATATCCTTCAACTGCATCATGACCGCGAAGCCCACCTTCGGATGCTTCTGCAGGTCAACGACTGCGCCGTCGTGAAGATACTCGGCCACCTTTTCCAGCTTGCCGTTCTTCCCCTTGGCTGTCCGATTGACGCCTACCCACAGCGTCATCCCATCCGGAGCAACATCCGCGATCAGCGAGCCGATCAGGTCACCGTCTTTCACAAGCGGTGTGGACGAACCCTTCATGGCGATAGTCAGGGGTGAATTCGCCGCGTACTTTTTCGCCTGAATGGCTTTTCGCGCATCACGCACGAAATTTTGCCCGATCCTGACGAGATGCTTTGTTGTGGCCTGGGGCAGGACCTGTGCGAACCTTGCCGGGTCGACCAGGCGCTCAAGTTCGTCCCATCCGTCACCATACCTGCCGGTTTTGGTGCTCATACGAGCCTCCTTGCCGGGGCACGGTCATTCAGGTCCACACGGAAGAGTGAATCCGCCATAATGCCAGCGGCGACCCGCCGCGGATTCGTGATGTAAAGCTGCTCGGAATCAATGACGTTGCCCAGTCGGTCTGTAATCTGGACCAGGAGATCACCGTCGCAAGGCGAGTACGAACAGGCCTGCGCGTCCTTCACCCGGAAAAGCATGGTGCGGCGGACGTTGTCATCAGCACCACCAGGCACGGACTGTCTCGATTTACCGGAATCTTCAAGCTGGACACGAAGCGTAACAGTTGCTTGACGCGCTTTGCCGGGTATGACTTCGCCGGCCGTTGAATCTTTAACCGCGACAGGGAGTGGGGCGATCTTCGCCAGCCTCCACCCGATAAGGGGTGCGCCAGTCACCTTCCACGTTTTCCCTTTGCGCCGCTTCTCGGCGCCGGAGTTTCAACCTGGGTCTCCAGGGCATCCAGTGAACGCGGGAATTCCCGAACCTTGAGCTGATTCGAAGGGATCATGCGTTTGATCATGTCGAGATCCGCCTGGTCATAAACCAGCGTGGAACCACCAGGAATGAAACTGGTCCGGCCAGCCACAGGCAGTCCCAGAAAATGCGTCGGGCCTGTCGCCAGGACCGTAACTTTCGCAATCGGTTTACTCATCGGACACCTCATCAAATCACGGCAACCCTGGGGCGCCGGTAGCTGGTAATGATGCGATCGACCTCGGGGTCTCCCGACAGCGGCGCGAGCACAGGGCCGCGCGACATGGACCGACCGGACATGTTCACATTGGTGGCCGTAAGGAAGCGGCGCTCCTGGGCGAGATCTTCGTCAGTAACTTTCGGAAGCAGGAGGTACGCCCAACGCTTGAGCGCCCACTTGATGTTCGCCGGTGTGGCCGGTGTTTCGCCCGACATATCAACAGCACCGAACGAACCAACGATGGTGATGTTCCCTTCGCCCTTCGCGAAGACCGCTCCGGCCGGGCGACGCAGTTCATATGCGAGGCCCGAGACCGGATGCGCTCTAACGATGGTATCGGTAACAGACACTCCGTCGATGGTGAGAGATGTCAGTGTGATCAGTGGGTAGTCGAGGTCCAAGCGTGATCGTCCAGTACCATTTACGTACAGCGTTTTCGTGCGGGCTTCGAACCACGTGTGGGCCGCTGCTTCAGCGCGTCTGGCTGCATCTGCGATCGCGGCAGTAACCAAGGCGTCGGCGGCGATTTCGGCCGTGACACCCTCTGCCCTGATGTCTGCGATCGTCAGGTAATTGCCCATCTCGCCGAGCCTCGCTTGCCAAAGGACCTACAGGAACGTGCACGCACTGACGACACACGCAGTGCCGGGCGTCAGCGCCGTTGAAACCGTTACCGCCCCGTCGCCGGCGACTGAATGACCGGTGATGAGCTGGTCGCATCCGGACGTCGGGACGATGCTGTAGATGGTGGCGCCTATCCAGTCCGGATCTGCCGCCGAGGCACCGGATGTCGCAGGATTGGTAATCGTGATCGTTTTACATTGGAGCGCATCGATGGGGAGTTTCTTCGACAGCTGTTCGTAATTGGTGGCCGCCGTACCACCGACGATGATGTCGGGGTTGGCGCCCTTGGATGTCACCAGCTGGCCGTCCGCAAGCAGGGTGCCTGCATCCCACACGTTGCCGGTGTCATCCCAGGTATAAACTTTGCCTTCATCCAGGCCGCCGTTCGTGGCCGTCATAAATACGCGGTAGCCTTCGATATTCGGATCAGCCGGCGCGGTATCGCTTACGATATCCACGACATTGATGATGCGGGCTTCAAGGTCGGCGGACAGCGCGTAGTCATCGATTTGCGTCCATGAAGTCAGGTTTGCCCCGCCGACAATCAGGTTCCCGTCGTAAGTCAGCACAAGCTGTCCAGCGGAGACATTCGTTCCGGCATTCCATCCAGTGATATCGTCGTATTCGTAGATCTTGCCTTCGCTGAAGGTTCCGCCATCAGCCGTGCAGAAGGTGCGGTATCCGTCAGCAGGGGCAACGGGTATGATTCCGCCAGCCAATGCACGGGTCACGGGGTAATGGACGATGCCGTAATCCGACAGCGTTGAGCCGACTTCATTTTCCGTAACGAGGTCAGTCAGTTGTACGCCGCCAGCCTGCACCTGTCCGGCAGCATCCAGATAGGCTGTCTCGCCGGCTGCCATCGGAATCGCCAGGCCCTGTTTCACGGTAAACAGTTCGGCCAGAACAGCTTCGACATCGGTGGCGGTAAAATGCCCTGCGGTATCAAAAACACCGATATAAGAAGCCCCGCCCGGTGTGGTGGTAAGCGCCAGATTGCTCTTGAACAGTCCGAGTTCGGCAAGCACGGCTTCAACGTCAGTTCCGGTGAAGTACGTCCCGACATCTTCAACGCCGACCATCGATGCGCCATTTCCATTCGTGGTCAAACCGAGGTTGGTGTCGAACAGCCCGAGTTCAGCAAGGACCGCCTCAACGGTGGCCCCCGTGAAGTACGTCGCAGTGTCCTGAACGCCAACGAGACTGGCACCCTTGCCGGATGTCGTCGCCGCGAGATTGGACGTCAGGGTCGTCGCCGAACCGATGGAGGTAAACAGGGCATCGACTTCCGCGAACACCGTCGGCAGCGTCTGCAGGTAAGCGCCACCCCAGCCGATCTTCGACTGGTACTGGAAGTTCGAGCCCGTTTCCTGGGCGGACGCCTGGGCGCTGCCCAGGAGCAGGGCGCCGACAACCATCAGGACCGAGAGCATCTTGAAGATGCCGGCGCGCAGAAGGGTTTCCATGGCTTCGATGCCGGGCTTCTTCAGCGAGGCCGACGAAACCGTGTCGTCCTTGTGCACGGGGCCATCCAGGTAGTCCGCGACGAACGTGTTGGCGCCGACGAGCTGGTAGAACTTCGGCTTCGGCGCCTTGTTTTCAATGGAATCGACCGGTGCGACATCTTCGACCGGCGTGGTGTCTTCGTTCTTCTTGTTCATGATCAAACCTCGTTCCGTGTTGTCAGTTGCGTGTCACACCGCAGGCCCGACCGAGGATCCGGGCGTCCCCGGCCGGGCTGTAGCCGTGCAGGCGGCTACGGGGTGATGTCGTAGCCGAGAACCAGTTCGTCGACCACGGCGAATTCGAAATCGATACGGGCGCTGATCGTCACTTCGTACATCCGCTTACGCGCCGCCCAGTCGATGTCGATGGAGATGTCGCGTTCGTGAATGCCGGCGACCAGATTCTTCGGCCTGCACAGCAGGTAGTTGCTGACCGGGAAGTCTTCGCGCGGCACAACCTCAATGCCCATCCAGTAGACGGGCTGGTTGCCGGTGATGATCGCGTCACCCAGGCTGGTGTTGCGCGCCTTGAGCTGATCTTTGTAACCCTGCCAGGCAACGGTGGAGACCCAGAACTTGAATTCGCTGGTCCTGGGCTTGTACGGATTCGGCAGAGCCGCGTACAGAAGGCCGAAGATCGCGTCGTAGTCGACGTTGGCGGCGGGGACGTCGACCTTGTTGGTCGTCGACGCTTCCTTGATCAGCTGCAGCCAGCCCTTGTTGCAGGCCAGGAAGCCGGGGGTCGCGCCATCGCCGTTGAAACCGAGATCGACCATGTCATTGCGGAACTGCTTGGCGAATTCGGCGTTGATGAACTCAAGCCCGCCTTCGCGCATGATGTTGTCTTCGAGCCAGGACTTCGTCACGTCGTGAGCCGTGATCACCTCTTCGACCAAGAGGGTCCGCGACGAGGGCGTGTAGACCTGTACTCCCGTGGGGGCCGTCCCTTCGACGGCCTTGCGCATGGCGCGTTTCGCCAGGCTGATCAGGTCGATCCTCTTGGATTCGGTTGTCATCCTTTCAACCGTGACTTCGCCCATCACTTCGCTGTGGGTATCCATCACGGTGGAGATGAACGCATCCGCAACTTCCGTTTCCAGCTTGCCGGACGACTGCAGGTGAACGCCCGAGCTGATCGGGTCGGTCGCGCGGTCACGCGCATGCATCGCCTTGAACTCTTCCAGGCTTACGATCTTGTCCATTCTTGAACCTCCAGTTCTCGATTTCACTTCGACTTCCGCGAGAACTACTCGCCGGAAGAGCCATCATCGATGACCACATGAAAGTGCTTGGCCAGCGGATGCGCCCGCTTGACCGGCTCTTTCGTGGCCGCCTGTCCACCGCTGGTCAGATCGTCTCCTCCGGCCTGGGGCGCCGGACGGGCAGAACGGACCTTTTCGATGGATTCCTTGAGCGACTTGTTCTGTTCATTGAGGGCCGCGATCTGCGCCCTCAGGTCAGCCATTTCCTTGTCGGCGAGTTCGGCGGCCGGCTCCTCGGGCGGCTTCTTCATCGCCTCGAGTTCGGCCAACATGGTGGCCATGTCTGCCTTCGTCTTTTCGAGCTGGCCCTTGAGTTCAGCGATGACCGGCACGTTCGGATCTTCGTTGGCGCTGTCGTCGTCGTCGGCGTCTTCAACCTGGGCGTCGATGGTCGCCAGAACCTCGTCCAGCGCCTTGGTGGTCTCCAGGACCTTGGCCGAGATTGCCGCGACGTCGGCGGCACGGTCGGTCTTTTTCATCTGGCACGTGCGTTCAATGCGTCCGACGATTTCCGGAATCGACCGGTTCGTTTCGACGAGGATGATGCCGGCCGACGCCCCGGCCTCGGCGTTGTTCATCGCGGTCAGCATGCTGGCCACGAGAGCCTTGTATTCATCGATGGCCGCCAGAATCGGCGTGACCTTGTCGGTGATCTTTTCGTTGGCGATGATGTCGTACATGACATCCCGCAGCGTCCAGCCGGCTTCGCTGATGTTCTGGTCGTAGGTCTTTGCGGCCCACTTCCCGGCGAACGTCGGCACTTCGATCGTCTCCGGCTGCTGTTCCTCGGACCTGTTGCGGCCGAACAGCGACTGGAAGAGCGACTTCAGAACACCCGCCTGTTCCGGGGTAACTTCGATTTTGGTTTTCATGCTGCGCTCCGTATCGGTGTTTATGTTTTCCCAGGGCGCTACGCGGTCACACTTCCGCAGCCACAAGACAACCCGGGTTTTGACCAGTTCGAGTTCTTCCGGCGGAATTTCAATCCCGCCCATCTTGCCTTCGAGCACACCGGCTGCCGTGATGATTGCCTGGGGATTTGCCGTCAGCACACCGTCGACGACGTCGGCAAACGGAAGCACGTATCCTTCGAGAGAGTCGACGTTGGCCGGGTCAACAAAGAAGAACGCCTGACCGAACTTCTGCCAGTTCACCGTTTCGCGTTCCTCGCCATCAATGACGACCTTGTCTGTCGCCCATGCACGAAGACGCTTGACGGCGCCGACCTGATCCCAGGGCTCGTCTTCTCCTGCAATCGGCAGGTCCGTCGCTGAACGACCGCGAGACCGCATGATCGAATACATGGCCAGACCAGTGGCTGGTGTCGCTGTAATGGAAAGTTCGAACGGCGTCGGCCTTTCCATGTAGGTGATAGTTAGCGGGGTGGTGGTTCCGTCGGATTCCTGAACCTGAACTTCCACCTGGGATTCCAGGTCATACATGGAAATCGAGTACCCGGCGGAGTCGGGGGAGTTCTCAACGATCTGCCATGCGGCGTCGTCGAGAACCTTGGTTCGAACTGCCCACGCGCCGCCGAGCTCTGGAAAGATTGCCGATTCCAACACCAGGCCGCAGCCTGGCTGGTGGTCATGCTCAATGTCAACTTCGCGGGACTGGACCAGGTAGAGGTGCGCGAGCTGCTCAACGGCTTCGGCGGTCCATGCGCAGTTGTCGTAATGCAGGGCGCCTGACTCGCGATACGCGTCGATGTCTGCACGGGTTACGACGTCACCGGGGAAAAATCGGGGCAGAGGAACAGCGACGGGTCCGAAGACTTCACGTTTCTGGGAGTCGACACTGCGGAATCGAGCAACGACCTTCCTCACATGACACACTCCGTGCGAAGGTAGAGGTCTGCGCACTTTTACGAATGCGCGGAAAGCCGTGAGGTTGCAATGCGGCGGGGGTAGGACAAAGGGGTGACAAACCCACCCCAAAGGGGGGACAAAGGTAGGACAAAGGGGGGACAAAATGTGATGCGAGTTCGCCGGGTGTTGTGGGCACTGAGACGCCGGGGCGCAGTCTAGCGACGCTCTTCTGCTGCTGGCCCTTTTGACATTCGATCAAGCAGACCTTCAAACAGATTTGCTCCATCTGGCGGCCGGTTCAGTTCTTTGCTGACGACCCCATGCAGTGAGTGATATTCGTCGACGATGCTTTTTATATCGTCCTCCTCCATCCATGCCATAGCCCTGGTCTTGGGATCTGGTTCGATGAGCAAGCGTTGAAGCATGCGGCCGATGCGTACAAGTAGAACTGATTGAACTTGAACAAGCTCTTCAAGAGTTGACTTGTTGTCGTTGGATTCCATCTTAGGACTCCGTTCGAGGTACTCTAAATTTAACCGAATCCGCCACTTGTGCAATTGAAGGACAATGGCCGCATGCGAGACCCTGTTCATAAGTCGACAAAAGAAGACGTCAGCTGCGGTGGTTAGATTTTTTTGAAATGCGCGCGAATTTTGTCCGGCTCGTAACCGGTAAGCTGGCCGAGGATGTCAAAGTATTCATTGTTGGTTGTAATCCCAACCTCCGGCTGGACAATCTTCAAACGAAATCCCTTCTCACTGGGCGGCGCGTAGTTCCCGACAGCGTCACGAACCATCAGTACCGCTTTGGCGATCAGGATTGCCTGGGCGGCCGATAGATCCTCTGCGCTCAACACGATTTCCTGGTTGTCCATTTTGGACTCCCATGCATAAGTTACCCCCAATCTAAGCGAGGTTGCGAAAATCGCAAAATTTCCCGGGACTACCGAACAATCACCGTCGTCCGACACCTGGCGTGATAGGGGGGGAGGCAGATTCCGTTCTGGTAGAGCTGCTCGGGCGTGCGGCCGACGATCTCAGAATATTTGACCCACCGCGAGGCGAGCTTCGCGAGGTCCGGACTCGTCGCCGCCATCATCTTGTCGCGCTGACTGACGGCCCACTCGGTCTTGAAAACCTTGCCGTTCATGTACCTGCAGATGTCCGATGTCCGCTCGTCCAGCATCGCGAGGATTTCGATTTCTTCGAACCCACCCTGAACGAACGATTCGACGGCCCCGAAGTTCCGCGCCTTCGTCGTCGCATTCGCGGCCACTGTTTGCCAGTACGAATCCGACTTCTCGCCGAGCGTATCCGCGAAAATCTCCTTGAGCGCGTTGGCGGCATCGGCGCGACCCAGCCCCTGCTCGATGACGGTCTGTCGGACGGTGTCGGCAATCTTGGGGCCGACGTTCGCGCCGTAGTGCTCGCCGATCCAGAACGTGTTGTGGTCGGTCAAGAACGCCTTCGCCTTGGCGTCGACGAGGGTGAATATCGGCTTGGAGACAAACGTGGACCGGCCGAAGTTGTAGGCGCCGCCCAAAATTTTCGATATCGCTGAACCGGTCGACGCCCCGAACTTCTGCCCCATCCGGTTCTCGATAATCCCCAAGGCCTCCGTTATTTCGGCTTGCGTCAGTTCACCCTCTCCGGAGACGATGCTCTCGAGCACTTCCTCCAGGGATGTCATGCCCTCCTCCTTCCATTTGCCCGAAAGGTAGTCCTTGAGCTCGTTCTCGATCTCGCGCATCTTCCGGGAACGTGGACTCTTCGGCCCCTTCTTCCGCTTCCGTTCGATGTCCTGCATGGCCTGCAGGTCCCGGCCGTTGACCAGGTCGTGGCCGAGGAACACGTAATCGAACATCTGCAGCGCACTCATATCAGGCTGCGACATCGCGGTCTGCCTCCCTGGCTGCGAGCTTTGCCCGTGCCCGGACCATGATCTGGACGATCTGCGTTGCGACACGGTCAACGAGCGACGGCCGCGAACGATGCCGGCTGGACATCGCCTGCAGCCCGCGCTCGGTCGTCGCCGGCATGGCCACGTCCGGATGTCCCTCGGAATCGTCGCCATCGGCCGGGCCGCCGATGCCGACATTGACCAGTGTGTCCTCCAGGTCGGAGAACGTCGGGAAGCCCTGCACAACCGACATGAGCTGCTTAACGAAGCCCGGAGGCATCTTTTCCCATTCCGCGACGTTGCCAGCTTCATCGCCGGTGGGCAGTTCATAGTCCAGGACTTCCGACAGAATGGCACGCAGCGTCTGGTAGTCCGGGACGGCGCCGAACTCGATCGCCATGCGTGTGGCCTCGACCCAGGACTCGTTGTCCTCGAGCTTCGGGCCGTTCGACTTGAACAGCCACCAGCGAACCCTGAGTTCCGGCAGGACGCGGTTGTTTATGAACCAATCGAAGTCATCACGCTCGGGAGCGAAGACCTGGGACTCGTTGAGCTGCATGCTGACGTTCGCGGTCGCGAAGGTCTGGTCATTGTTCTTGCCCATGAA